TTCTTCGAAGTGGTCGCTTTCGTCTGTCATGATCCCTCCCTCGACCATGAAAGCATCGGGAGGGGCAGGAGTCGAATCGTAAGTCGCTCACCGATAAAGCAGCGGCTGGATCTAACCATTCGAAAGAGCGACCCTTGTGAAGCTTGGAACTTCCGTAACCACCACGGACGGCGTCAGCGGCACGCTCGAATGCGCTTCGACGCACCGTCTGCTTGTTCCATCGGATGCGCGATCACTGGTTTGAGGCAATGGATGTGTGGAGCGTGTAGGCGATGGCGAGCATCTCGGTCCATTGGGCCGACGCCCATCTCAAACAGTATAGCGGGAAGATCGAGGAGCTGAACCGCCGCTTCCCGAAGGTGTTGCCCCGGATCGTCAATCAGGTCGGCAACAGAGCGAAGACACAGGTCATCCGCAACCTGACGAAGCAGACCGGTTTGCCTCGCAAGACCATCGTGAAGGCTGTCGGCGTCGACCCGGCGAGCACCCGCGGCCTCTCCTACGAGATGAGGACACGCGGCGGGAATATCCGCCTGAAGTACCTGAAACCACGCGAGACTCGGGCAGGTGTCACCGCAGCGCCATGGGGCAAGCGGCAACTCTACCCCGGCACCTTCATGAAGGGCGGCGCATTCCCAAATAGGCACGGCAGCGTGAAGAACGGCCATGTCATGCGCAGGCTGAACACCTCGGGCACGAAGCTCACATATGAGCGCTCCGGAATGTTCATCCCGACCGAGATGACGAAAGGCGCAACCGCCGCCGCCTTCCAGCGCACAGCTGCGCCGTTGCTGAAGGAGCGGGTCGAGAAGGTGGTGGCGAAGCTGGCGCCGTAGGGCCCGTGCAATGTTCGCAGTTGCGAAGCCGCCGCGCCGAGCGTTCGCACATGCGAGATAACCCCCTCCGTTGGGTCCTTCCCCGGCGCGGCAGGATAGCGGGGACGCGCCACTGCGGGATTTTAGCCTATGCAAATTTTTGCAAGGGGACTCCGCTGCCATAAGGCTGGAATCGGAATCGCATGGCAAAAAGCTACCCGCCAGACCTGATCGAAAAGGTGACGGCCTTCGTCTCCGCCGGCAACTCGCGACGGGAGGCGGCCCGTCATTTCGGCGTCAGCGCCAGTTTTGTGGTGAAGCTGATGCAGAAGGCGGCGGCGAAGAGCGGCGGCGGTGGCAAAAAGCAGGCGCCGGCGGCAGTGGAAGCCGCTCCGGACCTCGCGACGATCGTTGTTTCCAGTTCCGATCTGGCCGAGATGTTCGGCGTCTCCCGGCGCTCGGTGTCGGAGTTTTCGGAGCGCGGAATCATCGACAGGGTCGGTCGGAATCGCTTTGCGCTCCAGCGATCGGTGAAGCTTTATTGCGAGCACATGCGCGGTGTCGCAGCCGGTCGAGGCGGTGACGGAACTCAGGAACTTACAGCCGAGCGGGCGCGGTTGGCGCGGGAGCAGGCGGATGGGACGGCCCTGAAGAACGCCGTTTTCCGCCGCGACCTGGTGCCGACGCATCAGGTCGAACGGGAATGGGTGACGGTATGCCGCAAGATCCGCAACGCCGTCCTCGCGGTGCCGTCCCGTGTCCGGCAGACCTTGCCGCACCTGACCAGCTTCGATGTTGAGCAGATCAGCCGGGAACTGAGGCTGGCGCTGACGGACCTCGGGAAAGATGACAGCAGCATTGCAATCGCTGAGGAAGGCGGCGTGGGCGAGCCTGCTGCCGCCTCCGAAACTCAGACTGTCGGAGTGGATTGAGTCTCACGTCTTCCTGCCGGAGGGCGTCTCGTCGCTCCCTGGTTTCGTCCGGCTGTGGCCGTTCCAACGCGAGATCGCCGACACGATCGGCGATCCGGCCGTCGAGCGGGTCACTCTGGTCAAGCCGGTGCGTGTCGGCTTCACGACGATGCTGACAGGCGCGCTCGCGAGCTACTGTTCGAACGATCCGGCGCCGATCCTGGCGTTGCTGCCGACCGAGGCGGACTGCCGGGACTACATGGTTTCCGATGTCGAGCCGATCTTCGGCGCTTCGCCGGTATTGAACAACCTGCTGTCCGGCGACCTGGAGGAGGGCGGTCGCAACACGATCCTGTCTCGCCGGTTTCCGGGCGGCTCGCTGAAGGTGGTGGCGGCAAAGGCTCCCCGGAACCTTCGACGCCACAATGTCCGGATACTGTTCATCGACGAGGCGGACGGCATGGAGGCGACGGCGGAGGGTTCTCCGATCCTCCTGGCCGAGCGCCGGACGCTGTCCTTCGCGGATCGCAAGATCGTCATGGGGTCGACGCCGGTCTTCGAGGAGACCAGCCATGTGCTGCGCGCCTACGCGCAGTCGGACGGCAGGATCTTCGAAGTCCCGTGCCCGGAATGCGGTGATTTCCACGAAATCGCGTGGAAGGACATCCATTGGAAAGAAGGAGAGCCGGAACGGGCGCACTGGTGCTGCCCGGGATGCGGGTCGGTAATCGAGGAGAGGCAGAAGCCGGCCATGGTCGAAGCCGGCCGCTGGCGGGCGACGAGGCCGGATATCAAAGGGCATGCCGGCTTCCGGCTGAATGCGCTGGTCTCGTTGCTGCCGAACGCTTCCTGGGGGCGCCTGGCGCGGGAGTTCCTGACGGTAAAGAACGACCCGTCGACGCTGCAGACGTTCGTCAACACGATCCTCGCCGAGGGCTGGCGCGAGGAAGGCGAGGAACTTGACGACACGGAACTCTCGACCCGGGCCGAACCCTTCGGGCTTGTCGCCGACGAGGAGACAGGCTGCACGGGCATCCCGGCCGAGGTGATGGTGATCACCGCCGGCGTCGACGTGCAGCGGAAGGACCGGCTGGAAGTCACCTTCGTCGGCTGGGATGAAGACGGGAATGCCTACGTGCTCGGCCATACCGTCGTGTGGGGCATGTGGGACGACGACACGACCTGGGCCGAGCTCGACACGGTCCTGTCAACGAAATGGGATCATCCGCTCGGCGGCCGGATAGGGATCGACGCCACCTGCATCGACAGTTCGGACGGCGTGACGATGGAGACCGTCTATCGGTACGCCTTCCCGCGCTTTCGCCGAAAGGTGCTGGCGATCAAGGGCGACGAAGGCAAGCGCCCGTGGATCAAGATGTCGAGCGCCCGGGTCAGGGGCGGGCATCTGTTCATCGTCGGCGTCGACGGCATCAAGGGCGCCATCATCTCGCGCCTGCAGCGCGGCAGCATGATCCGCTTCTCGAAGAGCCTGCCGGCCGCCTGGTACGAGCAGCTCGCGAGCGAGAGGGTTGTCGTTCGCTACAATCGAGGCCAACCGACGCGGCGGTTCGAGCGGATCAAGGGGCGGCGCGCCGAGGCGCTGGACTGCACGGTCTATGCCTTCGCCGCCCGGCAGGTTGTCAACGTCAACTGGATCGTGCGCGCCGGCGAGCTGGCGACGCCCGCGGAGATGGCGCCAGTGCCCCTGACGCCCAGGATAGCGAAATCGGAGTGGCTATAGATGGCTGACATAGACGATCAGATCGCCGCGCTTTCGGATGCGATAGCGCAGGGCGTCAAACACATCGTCTTTCACTCCGGCGGAACGCGGCGGGAGATCGAGTACCAGTCGCTGAAGGACATGCGCGAGGCGCTCGCGGCGCTTCAGGCGCGCAAAAGCAGCGGTTCCCGGATCATCCTGGCGGGATTCTGATGGTAAAGCCGAACTTCGTCGACCGGGCCATAGGCTGGATCGCGCCGGAAGCCGGCGCACGCCGCCTCAGGAACCGCGCGGCGATCGACATACTGACGCGCGGCTATGCGGGCGCGGACCGCGGCCGGCTCTCGTCGTCATGGCGGACGCCGTCGACGTCCGCCGACGCGGAGATCGCCGCGGCGGGGCGGCTCCTGCGCGACCGCATGCGGGACCTGGTCCGCAACAACCCGCACGCGGCGAACGCGCTTTCCGTGCTGGTCACGCACGCCGTCGGCGACGGCATCCTTCCGCGCGCCAGGGATCCCCGCGTCAACGATCTGTTCGCGGAGTGGAGCAAGGTATGCGACGCGGAAGGCGATTCGGACTTCTTCGGTATTCAGTCTCTTGTGGTCCGGGAGATGTTCGAAGCAGGTGACGGGCTCGTGCGGCGCAGACGACGCCTGCCGAAAGACGGCCTTCCGGTTCCGTTGCAGCTCCAGGTGATCGAGACCGACCTTGTCGACAGCTCCAAAGACGGGCCGCTCCCTTCCGGCAATGTCGCCGTCCAGGGGATAGAGTTCGACCCGATCCGCCGAAGGCGCGCCTACTGGCTTTATGGCGCGCATCCGGGCGGATCGTTCTGGAACCTGCGCGAGGGGATGCTGTCGAAGCCCGTGCCGGCCGAGGACATAGCGCATGTGCTCGAACGGCAGCGGACGCAGGTGAGGGGAACGCCCTGGGGCGCGCCGGCCATCGTCAGCCTGTACGACCTGGGAACCTACGAGCAGGCGGAGATCATCCGAAAGAAGCTGGAAGCCTGTCTCGTCGGCGTGGTGACTGGCGGCGACGTCGACGATCCGCTGGCCATGCAGATGACTGGCGCGGACGGCAAGCCGCTCCCGGCCGGCATCTATGACGTTCACGGCGCAAGGGTCGAGAAGTTCGCGCCCGGCATGTTCTACAACGCGGTCGGCGGCAAGGACATCAAGTTCAGCCAGCCCGCCGCGACCGGCAGCTACGACACCTACAAGACCAGTATGCTGCACACGATCGCCGCCGGCTTCCGCGTTCCGCATGCGCTGCTCACCGGCAACCTGAAAGGCGTGAACTATTCCTCGAGCAAGATCGGCGTCGAGGGGTTCAAGCGCACGATCAGCATGCTCCAGTGGCAGGTGATCATCCCGATGCTGTGCGAGCCGCTCTGGCGGTGGTTCCTGGAAGCCGCGTATCTCGCCGGCAAGATCGACCACATGGATCATCCCGCCGAATGGTCGCCGCCGCGCATGTATTCGGCGGACCC